TGTGGTGTGGACAGTGTCAGGATCCCAGACAGCCAATATCCTGCCCTTATGATAGCCACTACCAACTACTTGAAAACGGTAAGTCATTGAGCCCCTCCAATAAGTGAAGGGCTGTGCAACGAAAGCCGTGGTAGTTAGCGCATAACCATTATTAGGGGCAGGCCCAACTGTAAAGTTGTCAACACGAAACATCATCGGGGTAACCCCAATAGATATCAAAGGCTGATGTTTGTTATCAGAGATATTCCAGTCCACTTTCTCAAAATAGCTATGTTTATTGGTCAAATAAGAAAATTCCATCTCATCCTGACCACCAAGACCCACTGTACGTGGGTCTATGGTGACTTCCTGCTTTGAAGTGAAAGCCAATGTCATGGAAGAATCTGGTGCATCAGTGTTGGCCAAGTCACCAGTCTGCTGTATTTCCACCCTCCTGGCTGGTTCTATGTTTCGCGGTCTCGAATAACCAAACATGCTCGCAACATTTCCAACCGCCCCAGCCGCTATAGAAGTGGCCATAGCATACGGTCCTATAATGGGCGCCTTGTCAAGTTTCTTAGCTATAGCTGCCACCAAATTGGCTGGTTTGGATACAATGCCCTCACCATATTCATCACCAGCTTGAGGCACCAGAGCTGAAACATTACTTTGCGTCGGACTTGTAAGTTCGACACTCGTTGCCCAAGCCATCACTGTGATCGTAACTGGGTCAGACAAACTCTGAGTATGATTCAACGGAACCAGTGCATTATACCACAACTGACCCAAAGCATCTGGATTACCAGACGTAAGTTCAAAGCAATCATTGTCATAGAAGAATGGTAAAATCATCTCACCACCTTGCGATGTAGAAGGATCAATCCAAACATGTGGCCTTTGAGAGGCCGGCATCAGGGACAGCCAACTTTTGTCTGTGCTTATCAACACACCTCTATAAGATGGCTTATACGAAACCATCATCCTTCCCCAGTAAAACTGATTGCCATTGATGAGAAATTTAATGTGGAGATTCCCTCTAAAATTCTTGAAATTGGACAACCTATTGGCCACCCTCTTATTTCTCATCCACAACGTCCACGGATAAAACACATTGTCGGGCTGTGTAGTGGGTAACCAAGGCAAGGTCAAAATCTCTATGGGCCTTTCAAAGAAGTTTCCCAATTCAGTGTCCGGATCATCCGTGGCTCCACGCGTGGGATCAGGCTCAGAGGCCACACCACACGTAAAGGATGGGTTTTGATCATAGAACTGTGTGATGCCAGGATCATTATCCTTAGAACCTACCGCTTCATAACAAAACTGCCCCGCCTGGGCTTCAAGATTCGAGTCATCCGACTCTAACCGATTTAAAGTGTCGGCTACACCATGAGGATCCAAAATTGACTGCGTGCAAGGATCTGAGCACCTATTTACATTATTGTTAGTATGTACATCTTTTTACGCAAGAAAGCTAACTAAGCTAACCCGCAACAAGCGGAATGTTTGGAACTCGCAAGTCGAACATATCGTAAACTATGTGAATTCCAGTTGCTATGATCATTTCGTCAGCTATAGCTTGAATTGGCAGCTCAGGGCCGTCATAATTAGGCGTGACGAAAACTTCTAGACCATCAGCAGTAATTGGGGTTGGTATCATTTCTGGTTGTAGAAAAGACCAGATGTGATCAACCAACTCCGGAGGTAAGGGGACATCAAGCGCAACTTCTTTGCGCCTCAAGCAACGTACCAGGGCTATTGCCCTGGGCTGTCCCCCGTTGCTAAAGCCAATGAGTGAAGAATCAACTCTCTCAAGGATATATTTCATGGAAGAATTTATGACGTTCCTTGCTATGCGCCTTCCCACAATTTCTGACGCCTCAGTTCTCACGAGAGATGTGAAATTGTCGAGACGACAATCCTCACCAAAGAGATAATGATCGAGAGCCATCACCTGATAATCACTGATATGCTTCACCTTATGGGAACACCAAATTCTGAATCTAATATCTCGAACGAACAAGTGCGGTCTTGATGCATGAAACTCATTTGTGGGGCCACGCAGGGTGTCATTTTCAACGCAATAGAGGATTGCTGACTCATAATAAGATCTGGCTCTATCATCTTCTGAAATGTAACTGAGTCTAAGGTACTCATAGAATTCGTACGGAAGAGTGTGTTCCATATACTCATGACCATGATAGAAGTCCCGAAGGTGCCGTAAAAGTACATAGGAAGGGGGATACAAACCATAATCCTCTTCGGAATCACTCGACTCTTCTTCTTCAGTCGAGTCATCCATGTCGTCCAACCACATACCTGACTGCGCCTCTCGAGGTTTATTCAACCTTGCCAGAGCTTCAGGATAGCAACACTCAGTTGCCTCATAACGTGCCTTGAGATCTTCCACTGATGGTGGTCGATAATAATCACGAATTTTGAAGCCTTCATCATCTTTGATGTCAAGAAGGGGTATGAAGATCTGCGCATACTTCTCATAAACCTCCTCTCCATGAAGATAGACCTCTGAGAGAGCTTGAGCCATGTTACCAGCTGTGATTTCTGCCATTGAGACGACTGAGCCCTTCGGAAGTCCTTTACAAAAGAGCAATGATCTATTGACTGAATCCAAATCTAACGCCCCAACTCTTACACCAAGTTGAGGGTGCTTGTGAAAGTTACGCTTCAGAAAACTGATCTCTTCAATAGATTTGAATGGCACTTTGGAAACTTCTTTGTTGGCA